ATCTAAAATCCATTCAAATAACTCTCTGTCATGCAAATCCAAGTCCATAGCTTCAGCCATACAATGCTGTGATGAGGATGCACCTCCAATTCTTTTGTTGACTGCTACACTTCTAAATCCTGAATTTATACGTATAGGTTTACCTACATAAGCACGGATAGGCTCAAATACATTCTCACATAAAAGTTTTGCTCTTTCAATTTCAAATTCACTCATAGAGTTAGAGATACCATGTTTAATAGCAGCATCACTACGTTCGAACTCTGCACGAGTTACGTGTTTAGATAAATTCATAAGTTTCTGTTTAGTTATTCTTTCGTAAGTTGGCTTAATGTAGCCGTAGTAGTACCGATAACTACTAAATAAGTTGCGCCTGTGATAAGCGTAGCAGGTAGGCTAATAGGAGCAGCAAGTAAAGCACCACCGATAACACCTGCAACAATTCCTACTCTTTGTACTTTTTTCCAAAATTCAGGCACTTTAGCCTTCCATCTGTCTTTTAGATTTTCCATTATATTTTGTTTCTTTAGGTAACACAGCGTAGATAGGTTCGTGTTTATGGTAACTTGGTCTGTGGATAGGTTGCGCTTTCATCTGTGCGCTGTCTTCTAAACAATCATAGAGTTTAGTCTCTACGTTAGATAGTCTGTTATTAAGCCAAAAAATAGCGCAGATCAGTAGGAAATTTGTTCCGTGTTTCTTTGTGTAATCTGTTACTATCTGTGGTGTCATTTTAATATCCGTTCAGTTGTTCCGTCACTATAAATAAGTAAAAGTACGCCAGTGGAATTAAGTAAATCTACTGACTGACCTAACATATTAACTACATTTATTAGAATTCGTTGTTTTTTATCCACTACATAGATAGTTTTTAAGTTAATTTCTATTCCGTTTTTGCATACTTCAGTTATCAAAAAGTATCCTTTTAGGTCTGTTTGATAAATATATTGTGTAATTACATTGTAATTACCTTTTGAATCTATCCTATCTAACTCTTTCCACGTGTTCCCATCTTGGGAGTAATATAAAATAAAGTAGTCCGTGTTTATCTCTGTTGCTGTTTGCCATATTAACCTACCTTCTAAATGATAGAAATCTATTAAACCAACGTATAAAGGCTGCGTAATTTGCCACAATTCAAAATTATCGAACCACCACTCTTCACCTGCGCTATTTACACGTGCTAAAACATCTACCGCTATTTGAGTAACTCCACTTATTTTAAGTTTAATTGTGGAGTATCCTGTGCTTAATCCGTTATTATTTCCGCTAACGCTTTGATAAACGTCTGTAATGCTATTAAACGTACCATCTGCCACATGATTAATAGTAGCACTCTGATATTTCCAAGTGGAGTTATTAAAGCCTGTAATGCGCAATTCTGATGTATAAGTTAATTCGTTGTCTCTACTTACTTGAACATCTACTATATCTGCTGCATCTACACCTCTTGTAGTAGCTGTTGAATTGCTGAATGTGTACGATCCTAATCTAAAACGAAACTCATATTCATATAATGGATTTAATCCACTTACATTAGGCAGTGAATACCAATTTTGCTCTATTGCTGAAGTACCATTACCTGTTCCTAATATTGCTGCTGAAGTAGTACCACTTACTTTAGCGTTTGTATAGTATCCCGCTGGAGATGGATTCCACCATGCACCAAACCAATCATAACTCTCAATGTTATCGTATTTTAATAACGTTTGAGAAATTGACGAAAAACTAATCAATATTATAAATATAGTTCGCATAAAAAAGGGCAGTCATGCTGCCCGATTAAAGTTAGTTAATTGGTGGAAAAGGCGGAGATGGTTTAGGATTATAAGGAATCAAATCCAAGTCCTTTACCCACGCAAAAGTAGGATTAGTGCAGTACTCCATTTCTTCTACAGATATTACCCAGTTATCATCTGCATCCTGAATAGGATTGAAATAGCTGTCCGCTGTGTACTGCTGTCCTACCAATTCATCTTTCTGTACCTCTGTTAATAGCCCTACGTGTGTAGACCATTGTGATGATGTTATGTCTGTTAGTTTCATATTTTATACGTTTCTGCTTAATGCAGTTTGATATGTTTGTACTCTTGTGTAAAAGTTAGACGCTTCAGTATCTGTTAATCCATCTCCTATTGATGAAAAAGCTATCTCCCTGCTAGTGTAATAATTTGGACTACCAGAATCATTCCATGCAGATAAATAAATAGAATATGTTGAAGCATTAGAATTGGCTGAGCTTGTAGAAATTGAAGAACCATTTTTATATGCTTCCATGTCGGAAGAACTGCGTCTCGAAACCATATAATGGCCTCTTGAATCAGAATTAGAAGGCGCCATTCTTAACCCATAATCAGTATTATGGCTGAATAATGTTCCATTACTCCATCTTGTCAATAGTATTGATTCAGCAGTTGCATTTCTAGTACCCATATCTACATAAAGTCCATCTGTATTTGTTCTGTTATATATGGATATATGTGAACTATTTTGAGTCAAACTACTTGATGGGATCAATTTAGTGTCAGCATAACCATTGCTTCCATTAGGTAAGGCTCCTGTACTTGAGTGTGTCCATCCACCATTAAATACTAAACGAAATGCCGCATCTGAATCTACAGGATCCTTAAGATTCCATTTGTGAGTACTACTTGTACCTCCTACCATTGGATAGATAGCTTTCATCTTAGTCCAAAGACTATCTGCTTTAAGTCCTATAACAAGGTTATTGACAGCAGTTGCTTGTACTTGGTCTGTAATACTTGCAGCAGTTACAAATGCTTGAGCATCTGAATCACTTACTGTTTGTGTACCTACACTTCGTCCTAAAGTTGTTTGGAATGTTTGTACTGCTGTGTAGAAGTTAGCTGCTTCTGTGTCAGTTAATCCATCTCCTATTGAAGCAAGTGCTATTTGTTTATTATCGTATGTTACTCCATTTGGGAAACCTCCTGCATTCACAGCAGATAGATACAATGAATCAGTAGATAATGAACTGCCAACCATTGTGTTTGTATTGCTTCCTATTTTAGTTGTATTTCTAAATAAAGCAATATCATTACTTGCTCTTCTTGTACCTAAATAAAAAGCGGCTGAATTGCTCTGTATTCCCCCATTAGCTGTATTGTTACCAGATAATTCACCTGGAGTTCCGTAATATGCTAACATATCAAACCTAGCAATAGATAATTGAATTGCTGGATCTCCTGAGGGAACTCTTTGACCATGAGAAGCATAGTTTCCGCCAGCAAGATTTGTTCGCGAATAAATACCAAAATGGTTACTTGTCAACGACAAAGATGTATTTGGTATTACTTGAGTGTCAGCATAAGCATTCGTACCATTAGGTAATGCTCCTGTGCTTGAGTGTGTCCATCCGCCACCAAATGTGATTTGATGTGCAGCCGTATTCATGAAATTATAGGAATGCTTCGTGCTGGTGCCTCCTACCATTGGATACAAAGCATCTATCTTTGAAGTCAGTCCGTATGTACTCAAATCACTTTCAAGAGTATTTAACGCTCCTAAAATAGTTGTATCTGTTTCTCCCGTAGCAGCTATCCACGAAGTTGTTAGTGTGCCGTATGCACTACTTGGCTGTACTTGATACGGATTAATGATAAACCCCATAGTCTTACGCTCTTGTACCGATCAATACTACTTTCAATCCTTTAGCTGTTCCGTTACCTATTTGGTCGATGTCAATGGTAATCTCAGCATCATCAGCCAAAGCACTATCTGAAATAACAGCAGCAGTGGCAGCAGTTGTACTCGTCTTTTCGGTGTTGTCAATAGTCAACTTTGTAGATAGTACAGAAGTCCCACCTTCATTGATGTCAACCGTGAAGATAGAACCAGAAGCCTGTGCCGTAGAAAGAGATGCCCGTACACCTGTCAAAGTCATTGCATGAGGCATACGGAAAGTAACCTTTGCAGTACCTGTAGTAAGCGCTGTAGTCTCATCTGATGCAGCCACTACAATTTCAGCAGGTAGCCCACTTTGAGCAAGTGATTTAATATTAGCACCTGTAACGCTCTTAGTAACGTAAGATGCACCCGACACCTCAGATATAACCATTAAATCCGTAGTCGCTAATGCTGCGCCTTTCGCTGTTAACTGACTAATTTTCTTTTCTGCCATTTTATTTTTTTTATCGTTCTAATAATGTCTCACCTGAAGAAGAAACGTCATACACAGCACCGAATCCACCGCTGTTAAATAATGTTTCGTCTATTAGAAAGTCGGATATTTCAGTAACGAAGAAGTCCGAATTTTCAGCAAGTAGGTTAGTAGTCTCTAAACCACCGCTACTTCCATCTGCTCCCCAACTAATTGTGTTGAGAACTCCTTGTCCCCATCCTATTTCGTTCGCCATCTTTATCTACTTTCTGTAAGTATAACTTTAACTTCTTTATATTGTTGTCTTTCGGTTTGTACTTCTTCATAGTTTATTTATTTACAAAACCCAGCCTAAAAAGTTATTATCCGTTCTAGGATACATATCTCCATTAGAATTAGAATTGTATTCAGGGAATAGGTTATTGTTAAAACTCATGTAATCCACAAAGCGTTGTGTATAGTGTTGTGCTATTTGTCTCTCTTTCTCTACTAAAAAGTCTACTTCGTTTTTATCTACCGTAGTAGCGTTTTCTGATTCGTGTTTATACACACCTTTATTGGCAATCGTGTACGCTGCGAATGGTAAATACTCAACCATTGCCCAGTGTATCAAAAGTGGCTTAACATAGTTTGTAAGCAAAGAAAGATAGTTACCACTCAAAGTATTCGCTACGATATCAGCTTTAATCTTGTTTAGTAGATCAGTTCCAAGGATAGACTGAACGTGTACATCCTGTGCAATCTTTACAAAAGATATGTATTTATCCACATCTATATTTCCATTTAACGCAGTAAACTTAACTACGTCTGCTCTACTTATTAGTAATGCTTCTGCCATTATTTTCCGTAATTAGGGTGATGCCCGTTATTAGGCATATCAATAGGTGCTACTTTGCTTTGTGCGTTTCCTGTTGGTCTTGGTTGGTATGATTTAGGTATTGAATTAACCTCATTAGAAGAACTCAAAGACTTATCCTCTACATACTTTCCGTCTTTTTGTTTAAGCTTGTAAAGAACCTCTTTCCAATAGTGTGAGCAGTTAACTCCACCTTTGAATTTAAACAAGTCGTACGCTTGTCCTTTATGTCCTAACTCGCTATTCACACCTGCTCTACTTGCTTTGTCAATATCTTCTAAACGATACACTACTCCACTTGCAGTACGTGACATCATTTTTACACAGAAATCTCTTGAATTAGGTTTGCTATAACGCTCTGAATATTCATAACGAACCTTGTAAACAGACTTGTCTAAATTAGATTCTCTACTTGGTTCAGATTTAATGATAGAAGCAAGTTTCGCTAATACGCTTTTCTTTGGATTTAACGCATTATTTACCCACTCTTCGGTACTTATGTTATCCGCCTTTACTTCACGCTCTGTAACACGCTCCCATTCATCTCCTAATACTTCTCCTTCAAGGTCATTTAATAGTACGTCTAATTCCTTGTCTGTAGGCTCTGCACTTAATTGTGTGCCTGTTTGCTCAATTACTTGCTCTTGTGTCTGTGCATTTTCAAGGTCATTAAACTCAAGTGGTTTAAGAGTTCTAAAGAATAGATTAAGGCTAACTCCATTATAGGCTAAAACTTTATCAATAGCGTCTAAAATTACTTCTTGCTTTGGTCTAATAACTAAATTATCGAACAATATAAATGAATTTTGTAACTCATCAGCGTTAGAACTAAATCCATTCGTTGAAGCAATACCAAAAAGAAGAGGAGAGGTAACGTTATGTGAAAGCATAATCTTACGCATACACTCTTCGCTCAATTGGTTGTACAAGTCTGGAGCATCGTTAACAGGCATAGCATCTACCGTAGTCTTGCTTTCAGAGTTGTTATTAAATGCTACAATTACCTTGTGTCCGTCTGTACCTGAAAGTTGGCTTAGAACCTTTGATTTAATGATATCTTGTTCTTCAGGTGTCGGAACTCCGTTGTTAAAGTTAACTACAATACGACCACTAAAACCACGCTGAACCTCATTGATAAGATAATTGGAAATCTCTTCTTCTAAAACCGCGTAAGGAATGCCACCTTGATAATCTACGTAGCTAAAGTATTTCATCCCTACAGAGTAAGGCTGAACCATTAGTATTTCTACTTTTTCTTGACTAAATCCAAATGCGGGGATTCTTTCGGGTGCATAGTTTCTTATGTCTTCCCAATTATTTGAGTAGTAGTAAGCTTCTATTTCTCCGTCTTTATTACACTTTTCAGGTGCTAACAAATGCACAGGAATATGATAAAGTTTTTGTACTTTCTTTCTGTCAGCTGTGTAATGTACTTGAAACGCTGCTTGTCCTAACATTTCAAAGTCTAAAACTACCTTACGCAAATCTTCTGCGCTAACCATAGCTTTCATTTGAGCGTACTCATTAGGCTTTTTATTAGCATCGGTAGCACTTAACCCTTTTCCGTAGATAAGGCGAGAAATGTTGTTTATGATAGCGTTGTTAGTTGTGGAATTTTTGTAACGCTCCATTAGGAAAGTATAGTAAGAGTTGTTCTCACTATAAGTTACCCATTCGTTCTTCTTTGATTCCTCTATTACTGGCGGTTCGTAAGAAGCCAATTTTAGTACGTGTACATTACTCATATAAAATAAAGTCGTTATTTGACGTATTCACTACATATTGCCCATTGTTTACGCTAAAGGTTGGGATAGCCTGATTAGTACAGAATATCTTATCCTTGTAAACGATGTCCGTGTTTTGCTTAAGTGTTAAAGTATAAAAGTGATTTTGCTTTAAAGAGAAAGTAGCTGTGATAGTATCATAGTAACTACCTGTAACGCTTGACGTAATAGTTACGTTTGTAGTAACACCCGTTTGCTCATCCGTAATTTGTAGCGTATTGTACGCACTCGAACGAGGAATAAAACTAAAAGTCTGCGCTGATGCTGTCTCCTGCAAGATAATCATACTATATTAACTTTAATGTACTTAAATTGTTTTGCAAAAGAAAAGGGCAACCGAAGCTGCCCTAATCTAAACACTATGAAAGAAACACTATGAAGTGACAATAGTAGCTGAAGACATTACGGTAACAAGACCTGCTTCAGTTGAACAATTCAAGAAATTCGCTGGGATGTTCTCCATACCTGTGAAAGTAAGTGTGTATCCGTTCAAATCTCCCATTGCAGTACCGTTAGAGATAACACCCGTAGCCATATCCATTCCACGCTCAAGACCAGCAAGGAAGTATTGACCTGCACGTGTTCTAACGATGATGTGAGGTCTTCCGTAAGCCAACAATTTAACTAATTTGTGTTTTGCTGCGCTTTGTTGTTTAAGAGTAACAGTTAAAGTTTGCTCTACAAAAGTAGTTCCGTTATCACGGCTTGAAGTAATAGTTTGTTCAAAAGAGTTTGCACCTTTCAATTCAAACTTGTAGATAGAAGAAACAGAGTTAATATCATTAATCTGATCTGTATTCGTGTTATCGTAGGTAACATCGTTCAACGTGTAATCCCCGTAGTTAATTAGGTAGATTGCATCTAACCCACCAACTGAAGACTTACATGGTTCTGCTACACCATTTGAAATATCGCAAGACATTTTTTTAAGTTTTAAATGTTATATAAAAAAGGGTGGTAGATATTCCACCACCCCAATTATTTAATTAGCTAATATTAGTTAGCAGAGTTAGTAACTCCGTAAGTAACACAATCTCCAGCGAAACCATACTTAGCATCAGCTGTGAAACGCATGATTACACGTACGTTTTGAGAACCATCAAGGTCAGCCATATCAATAACTTTAACCTCATTCAAGTCAGAAAGAAGACCTGTAGCGAAGTGTAGGTTAGAAGACTGAGTTAAAAGACCTCTGTTGTCATCAAGACCGTAAGCTAAGAAGATTGGAATACCATCAAAAGAAAGTGAACCGTTAGTATACCACTGAGTACCTTGTGCGTTAACACCATTAGCACCCAAACCTGATGCACCAAATCCACCCAAAGCACGGATATAAGCACGTACGATGTTAGAAGAAAGATACAATTTCAAATCTGGTTGTCCGTACAAACGTGATGGACAAGCGTCTACGATTTTACCAAGTTCAGCGATAACGTCACCTGCATCTACTGTAGTACCTGCTACCTCTTGTGCGGATGGTAAAGCAGAATCAACTGCAAGTTGGCGCATAATACCTGAGAACTCACCTGCTGAAGCGTTGTTACCTTCCCAAATAACACCTTCCATATGTGAAGCAACCTTCTCAGCTACGTGAGCAATAAGGAAATCAGCGAAAGATTTAGGAAGAACATCGAATGCTCCGTAACCCATTTCTGCTGCTTGCCATGTTTGGTGGAAGTCTTTTTTACAAAGTTGTAGGTTAACTTGGAACTCTTCAGGGTTCAATACCTTTTCAGTCAAAGTTACTGTTGAAGTAGCGTCAAAATCACAAGTAGCGTTCTTAACGATTCCGTCAGTAGCAACACGTTGGATAACTTGCTTGTACTTAACATTTGGGTGGATAGTCAAACCACCTTGCTCTAAGGTTGGTGCAGACAAAAGCGCCGCAGCAATGTACTTACCTGCAAACTCGCCAGCATAAGTAGTAGTAATTGATGTTGTAGTAGCCATCTTTTTTTAATTTATAATTTAATTATTTGTTTAATTTTTCAAGGATAGAATCCATAGTAGTCTTTGCTCTTTTAGAAGCAAATTTGAACCCTTCTACTTTATTCTCTTTTTCAGGGTTAAAAGTGATAGGTTTTACTTCTTCAAGTTCGACCTTAACCTCTTCAGCAACTTCTTCAGTAGTAACTTCTGTAGTAGGTTCAACTTTTGAAAACATCTCAATTTTAGCTTTCAACTCTTCGTTCTCTGCTTTCAAAGCTTCCATCTCGCTAAAGAATGTTTCTTTAATGATAGATTCAACCGTCTTTTTAGGAGTTGAAACTTCAGCTTCAGCCATAACTTCTTCTTCAGCAACAGGTGCTTCAGGTGCTTCTACTTCGATTTCAACCTCTGGAGCCTCTTCAGCTTTTTCTTTGATCTCTGCAATGATACCTTCTACAGCAACAACAAGAATACGACCATCTTCTAATTCATACTCACCTACAGGTAGAGGAATTTTTTGTTCGTCTTCAGTTACGATAACTACAGCCATTTCAGGGTCAAAAGAATCTGCTTCGATCATTGTCATTCCGTCTGCAAGCTTCATCATTTCAAGCTTAACTTCCATCCCAAGAAGTTGCTTAATTTGTGTTAATACATTTGTTTTCATACCTTATTAACCTTTGCTTATTTACTCTGTTGTATTTTTTAGTTAATCTGTCTTACCGTATTCGTGTTTACGACGTTGCTCGTTACTTGATTTACTAGACTTCCTACGCCTTGCGCTTGTAGTGTTCCGTCACAACATTCTGACTTGTACGTTCCATCGTCGCACAGACATCCACGTCTACCGCCTTTAGGTGAAGTGTTGCTTACTGTTTTTTTCTTTGCCATACTTATTATTTTATTTGCCTTGTCTTGTATAAACTTTAACATAATTTTTACTCGACTTTATTTTGCTTGTCTTACTCTTTGCATGAACGCCCTTGCGTTTTACTCTTGGCTTCTTTAGGAAGTTGGTTACGTTAGTTTGCTTCGCCATTTCTAATTTGTTCAAGTTTACGTTGCGCCCATTCTACACCTTCATCTCCACCCCAAC